AAGTTTAATCGGAACTGGATCAGACTATTTAACTTCGGAACAAAAAACCTTAGACCCAGATAAAAAGGATGACTTCAGGTTCTTCAGTCCAGAATACATAAGAAACAAAGACTTCCACGCTACCTTTAATGAAAAAACTAAGACTGGTACATTTGCTGCGACTAGTTACCTGTTCCCCCATGCGACTATAACGCAGATGCTTGCCCCTATGGGAGATGCTATCCTTAACGGGGAAGAGGATGAATACGAAACTGCCAGAACATTGAGTAATCTTTTTGTTCAAGAATTCCTAGGTGAAGGTACCTTCATTAATCAGAATCTGATGCGAGCAATCGATAACAGAAAAGAGACTGGTAAAACGGTAAGCGACAATCCAGGGTGGCAGGGTTTCTTAGATAGGATGAAGTTTTTTGTGTTTGAGTCATTCAAGCCAGGATTTGCCAATGAAATTGAAAAGTTCGGTGACGCATACGAAGACAGAGGTGACTTTACGCCATCCGAGATATGGTTGAGGCAAGTTGGTCTAAGGTTCCAAAAGATCGATATGACTCAAATGGCTGAGTTTAGAATTCAGGATTTCACCAAAAGATACTCAGGCGCTAGAGGCACCTACACGACTAACCTGAAGTATAAGTCGGATGAACTTACCCCTGAAGAGATCGAAAGGTCCTACAGGGAAGCTCTAACCGTATCTGAAGAGGTCTACAAGGACATCGAGGAGTCCTACAACAGGCTCGATAGTTTTGGCTATAGCACAGACGATAAGATCAAAATACTTCGCGGCGGTAACGTTAAGAGTGAAGACATTTACAGGATTGTAAATGGAATGGACTTCAAGCCTTTCAAGCGCGGCCTATCGGCAACCACTGGAGAGCAGTATCAGGAGTTCACCGTTGGTAAGGATGAATCTCAAATAAAGCGTGACATCAATGAAATGAAGCGCGGAACACCTACTGAAGTAATTACAGCTAGTAGGTTCGAAAGAGAGCGCAATAGAATCAAGAATGACGAACGCAAGGGTAGAACTCCTAAGGACAAACTCCTGATGAACATGGACGTAGTATCCAGAGCTCAAATGCTTATTGATATGGGCGTCAATCAGGACAGAAGTCTGTACTTTGAGTACAAGAGGAAAGGCGTAATCACCAAGGACGTCAGAATGCTCCTTCGCAGAGCCAGATAAAAAAAACCCCCCCTGTCAACTAAGAGACAGGGAGGGTTGAGGATTTAACAAGGTTGAAAGTATAACCTGCTCTTCGTTACCTAGGAGCTTACCTCGTACTATGTTGTACTGTTTTGGGATGTAATGTCAAGGCGCTAAGTCTTATTGCCTTTCTTTCTGTTTTCGACTTTCCGTATCAGCTCCTTGGCGTATTCAGTTAGCTTCGGTCCAAGGTAGATCTCTTCGACCTCCTCTTCCTTTGGGGTTGCCACTTTTCCGCGTGTACTTTCAAAGTATTTCATTAGATGTCCTATCTGTGTCATATTAGTAAAATCTCCCGTATTGATTATAAAATTTAAAGCTTCCCATTAAGTCCCTTTCACCTTCTCTGTTTTTTGCTAGTTTGTAAATCATATTTTTGTATTCACCTATACTATCTCGCTTGGTCGCTTTGTTCATGCACATTGACTCTGGGTACATCATGATGATTACGTCTGCGTCATTCTCAATGTCCCCAGAATCCCTTAGGTGGTAGAGTTCTAGTCCTGTACCCTTGGAACCTTCTCGGTTGATCTGGGACAGTAGGATTACTGCTACGTTCAGCTCAATTGCCATCTGCTTTATCTTGTGAGAGATATCCGACACGGCGGCAACCTTACCGAACTTCTTAGCATCCCAAGGAACCAGCTGCAGGTAGTCAACTACAATTAACTTGACTCCGTTCTTTCTGACTAATGCCCTAGCTTGAATGACTAGGTCCTCTACGTCACGTACACTATGACTGGTGAAGATATTCATACCTTCAATTGACTTACTGCTTTCACGTACCCTGTCACGTTGTACCTCGGTAACCTTGCCAGACTTGAACAGCCTTGGGTTAACTCCAGAGATTGCGTGAAGCATTCTTTTAATGACCTGCTTCTGTGGCATCTCAAATGAGAAGATCAATGCTGGTATCTTCTGCTTCTCCAGTGAGCGACTTACTATGTTGAGGGCCAACTGGGACTTGCCGCATGAAGTCGGTGCAGCTATAACGCATACCTCGCCCATACCGATGCCTCCTTCATTCAGCTTATTGTCTAGGTGGTCTATGTGCGTCTTTACTACGTTCGGCACATAGGAACCATCAAGTATGCTTTCGAACTCCTCCTGCACCTCCTGGAGGGACAGATTGATGCCTTTATCCGTTTGCGAAGAGTTATTCAGGTCAGTAAGTACGTTTTCGACTTCAGCCGAAATCTCTCCGCTGTCCTTGGTCTCTGCTTGCATGTCTTCAACGCTTACCCTGAAGCACTTGATCAGCTTACGTAGATTAGACTTCTCCTTGATGATCTCACAGCACAGTTTGACCTGCACCATTCCTGTATGGTTGACGGCTCCCATCATCCCTACAATGCCCCCGACTTCTTCAAGTAAGCCGAACTTCTTCAGCTCTTCCGAGAGCGAGATCTCGTCTAGCTCCGCACCCGAAATAATTATGTTCCGCATGCATCTAAATATAATTTGGTTTTGAACCCTGTGAAAGTCTGATTCATCGATGATCGATGCAACTTCGTCAAACTTTGATACTCCGTGCTCAGTTAGAAAACTGGATAGGAGGTTTTTTTCTGCTTCTATATTTTTTGGTATCATTTTGTTTTGTTAAATTTGTCGTAAAAAAAGGGAGGAGGTACCCCACCTCCTCCCAATGAACTATCGAACGATATTCAGCTTAAAAAGGATCTTCTGAATCCGCAGCAGCCGACTTAGGGGCTCCCTTGTTTTCATCCTTCTTGCTGATCGAGATGCTAAGGTACTTGCCCTTTGCATCGCTGGTATTACTCCATGCGGCGATGGTGTATTCTACACCTTCTACATTAAGTGGTCCAGTCATGTCGGGCTGCTTCTCGGACTCTTTGTAGTCGTTTTTGAAGATAGCGCCGCGGTTTGTGTTGTCGTATTGCTTTGTCATAATTAAAACAGATCTTCTGTTTTGGTGTTATTTGTTTTGGTGTTGTGGGACTTAGTCCCGTGAGTGTTTGTTGCATCTGGATCTTTTGAATCGTCGATTGCAAAAAGGCCATTCAAAGCGTACTTCCGAGAATAGGAGGAGGCACTACCAGTAATCTGAGCTTCATCCATACCCTTCTTGGTCTCTGCTTCGCGAGCGTACGCCGTTGCTGATACTGCGTCATCTGAATCATTGTCCCGCAGGGATGCTATAGCCAATACGTATACTCGACTCGCAACTTCAACGATCTGATCATTAATGACCAAGCAGCAACCTTGCTTTTCTAGGAGTGGTTTTAATGCAGTAAGGATGTCTTCACAGGAGCGATACTGGTATCCCCCGAACTTATTAGTCTGACCTTTCGGTGCCTTCAAGGAGGATTGAATCTCCTGTAACTTCTTGTGTATCTTCTTTGTACTTTTATTGCTCATATTTATTTTGTGTTATTATTTTTCTGAATAACTTGGAGCGTTTGTCCGAGTTACTTAGATCTTTATCCTCGATATTGACCCCTAGGTCAAGTAAAATATTCAACTGATCTTCAGTTTTTTTCTGCTTGAACTTTTTTTGCATCTGAGTGGCCCCGATGGGGTGCAGTAAACCAGCTCTGCTGAACTCAATGTAATCTGCCATTCGACGAAGAGCATCAGGCAAACTTACGTCAGCTCTACTGGACACGTATCTCTTCCATGCGTTCTCTACCTTACCTAGGAATGCGTTACTCTGCCTGTGCAGAACTCCACGCACTTCACCAGTTGCGTGGCAATGATCAACTACATCGTCATGCATCTTGCACTGAGTTATAGGGCACCTCTCGGACCTATTCTTCTTCCTCCAGTTGGATAATTTGCTTTGAGTTATATATTTCATATGTGCAGTTGATAAAGTGGAGGTGGGAGGAGTTGAACCTCCGTGTCCCAGCCGAAACTGAGATCGAAACCATACACCCCCTAGAGTGGTACTCCGAGCAGGACTTGAACCTGCGACCCACGGTTTAGAAAACCGTTGCTCTATCCAGCTGAGCTATCGGAGCTTATTGTTTAAATGTCCATTAGCTCTTCTGGCAAGTCTTTATTTTTAATCATTTCAATTGTTTCGTACAGGCATGCAGCGTTCCACAGAACGGCGGAAAGGTGATCTTCACTGACCTCTCCATCCATGAATCCCCACAGGTGCCTGTAGATTCCATCGATGTATCTTGATGCTGGTATACCCTTCCTCCAGTTGTCCCTGCCGTACTTACTTGCCCCGTCCTCAAACCTACATGCAATGGCCCTAAGGGCGCTAGTGGGCATTAAACTAGGTGAACCCTTGCCGCGCATTGAATCGCGAACTGCACCTGTGCTGAACTTGCTCATTTCTCCTGAACTTGGTAGTTTCATAACTTATATTTCGTTTACTGATAGTATTCTTCCACGGCCACCGCGCTTGAATACGCAGTCACCATTCTTCTCTGGTCTCTTCTTTAACAATAGTAGCACTGCATCTTTTTCCGTATGAGCCCACTTGTAGCATTTGCCTACGTACCCCTTTGGCATGTCGTAGTGATGCGTAGTTATTTTGTACTCCTGCATTAGTAGTACAGTACAACGAAACCAACCCCAGCATTCGTACCAACTACATTGAATTCAATCCATTCGATGGCTTCGAATTCATTCATACCCTGCGATGTGAAAGTGTCGATCATCTTGATGTAATCGTACACTGGCTGATTGAATTGATCTGTACCGACGATGCAGTCTTCCAGTCCATGAAATATAACAGAATTTTCTGCGAAGTCATATTCGTAGTCTTGATGCGGTTTTGCTCTTTCGAATTCTTTATTTATTTTCATGTCATTCTTGTTTTCCAATATAGTTTACTGCAAAGCTTTGCAATTTCGATTCCATGTTCTACTTGTTCGTCACTCCAAGTCTTATGGTAGTGCTCCTGCGTTTCGCAGTCAATGCATATAGAGATGCATGCTGGCACGTAGTCAAGCTTAGCCCTCTTCTTTAGCATCCAAGCCTCAATGGCGAGCTGCTGAGTGTCCTTGTCGTAGAACTTACCCTTGCCCTTGCAGTTAGACCTGCACTTGTAGTCAGCTAGGAAT